TGGCCGACTTGTTCACCGAGTCCGCGAAGTTCGCCCCGATCTTGGCCGCCTTGGAGCCGATCGCGGGGTCGCTGGCGACCAGGGTCAGACCGCCGATGATGCCGCCGACGCCGACCGCGCCGACCACCGCACCCGAGATGGCCGCGCCGATGGTCGGCGCCAGTGCGGCCCCGAGCACGGCGATGCCGCCTTTCATCGGGCCGATGTCCGCCAGGCCGTCCGAGATCTTGGACTTCAGCGAGGTGGTCCACTTGGTGACCTCGGCCGGTGACGGGTCCGGCAGGATCGACTCCAGGATGCCCTTGCTAGTGTTCGTCCGGCGGAGGTCGTTCTGCGCCTTGCGAATGGACTTGGAGATGTCCATCTTTTCGGCCGCGTCATCGGCGTTGGCGAACGAACGCGCCAGGATGACGAGCTCGGCCTCGGTCTTGGCGATCTCACGGTCCAGCTTGCCGAGCTCGCGCGCGGCGTCACCGGCCTGATCACCCAGCTTGTCGGCACCCTTGGCGGCGACCTCGCTGGACTCGCCGAACCCCTTGGCCTTCTTGCCGGCCCTGTCCGCCTTGTCTCCGGCGTCCTCGATGTTCTTGCCGAAGGACTTGGTAGCTGCCCCCGACTTGGCCCGGGCCAGCAGGTCGAGAATGATCTCGCGCTTGTCAGCCATTCGCCCTCCGATCCCTTTCGTCCAGCCAGGTCACATGATCCACCATCTCGAGCACGGACAGCTCGGCCATCTGGTCCTTGCTCAGGTGGAACTCCGCGGCGAACCGCGGCGCCCAGGCGGAGATCAGGAAGTCAACTCCTGATCCGGCGTAGTCGAGAAAGGCCCGGAATCCGCCGGCACGGTGGCGCTCCCGCCAGGCACCGAGTCGGGGCCCGGGGATTTTCCCGGCTCGTCCTCCTTGATCCGCCACTCGACCTGCATCATCAGGGGATTGAAGTCCTTCCATTCCCCTGGGCGACCAAGGGCGATCCAGCAACATGCCATGTTCGCGTAGGTCGCATCCTGGCGGAATGCCTCCATCAAGGAAGGCATGGGCACACCGATCATGGACTCCAGCTTGATCAGCTCGTGGCCACGCAGGCTGATGATGTCCATCTCCGAGTAGGTGTGCCAGCCGTCGCCGTACTTCTCCCGGTCCTCCGGCGCAAACCGGAACTCCATATCCAGGGCGATCGATTCCTTGTCCATCAGGCAGGGTGTCCTTACTTGATCAGTCGCTCGGCGAAATCCGAAACGACGCTGTCCATCTGCTTCTCGGCCTCGTCCGCGGCGTGGTCGGTGCCGCGCTTGTGGAAGCCGCCCCGGACCGAGGTCACAGCCCAGGGGTTGGCGATGCGCTCGCCCTTGCGCCCGGACCGGGACCGGCCGAAGACCGGGTGCCGGAGCTGGCCGGCCTCGAGCTTGTTGATGTCCCGGCGCTCATGGGTGCCGTCCGCGAACGTGAGCAGCCGGAACGACGCCGACCGCGCCGCCGTGCGCAGGCTCGTCCGGAAGCGCAGGCTCTTGGAGAAGACACCGACGTAGCCGCCGGACGCCGGCAAGCCCTTGTACTCGGCGCGGATCGAGCGCTCCACCGGCTTGCCGGCCGCGCGCATGGCCTTGCCGAGCTCGGTCCCGAGCCCTTTGTCCCCGGCCGCCTTGATCTGGGCAGCAAGCTTCTTCAGCTCGGCGGAGCCCAGGATCTCGACGTCCAGCGCCATCGGCTAGTAGACCCCGACCGTCACGACGCCGTCCACCTGGAAGGTGGCTGCCACCGGCACCCGGTCGGACACGCTGGCGTCCACCGTGAGCTCGGTCAGCCAGCACTCGCCGGTGTACTTGACCTTGCCGGTGGTCGAGCCCTCCGGGCCGTAGATGAACGAGGTGGTTGCCGTCGCCGTGCGCAGCCCGTTGAGCACGGTCGCCACGCCGGTGGTGGCCGCCGAGTTGAAGTGCCCCGCCACCGAGAAAGTGACGTTGCTCAGCGAGGGGATGTAGCGCGTTCCCTGGTCGCCGAACGCGGTCGTCTCCGAGAGGCCGCGGGCGCCGGGCAGACCGGATACCGAGTTCAGGTCGGACTTGATCAGCCGGATGGTGCCGGCCGAGTCGTCCAGCTGGAAATCGATGTCCTTGCCGTGAACGAAACTCATATTGTGCCTTCCTAGCGGGGAGCGAGGGCGACCAGGAAGGTCACCGAACCGGTACCGGTCACATCGGTGACGGCGCGGACATAGCGGGACACGGTGGTGCCAGCGGCAATGAACTTGCGCTCCGCCGAGATCGCCGTGATGTTGGTGAACGCCACCAAGTCGTTCCAGGTGGCATTGTCCGTGGAGTGCTGGATCTTGATGATCGCACCGGTCAGACCGGAGTAGGCCGTGGTGTGAATGACGGCCACGCCCCCGTTGGCCGTGCCGCCGCCCACCCCCCGGTCCACCGCGGTGCCGTTGCCGTCCACCGTCTCGGCCGCGGTCGCGTGGACCACGAAGCCCATGTCCACCGACTCATCCGCGGTCGCAGTGAAGGCGAAGCCGACCGCATCGGACACGCTGGCATCGATGGACAGCTCGGACGGGTCGCCCAGGACCGTCAAGGCAAACGCGCCCAGGACATCTCCGTAGGGCAGGACCGTGACGATGATCGAGTTGTCCACGCCGACCGCGTCCCGGATCTCGTTAGCGAGTGTCTGGCCCACCGAGTCCTGCGGGCCGCGTAGCGCGAGTGTCCCGGACATTAGGCCGGGGACGAACCGGGTACCGGCCTCAACCACGGTGGTGACCTCGGACGCCGCCCGGGAATGGCTGGCCGTCCAGCCCGCGATGGTGGTGGATACGGCGCGCTCGTTCGCGAACAGCCGGCTGGCGTTGCCCAGGACGAAGGCCATCTACTGTCCACCGATCATGAGAGCATCACCGTGATTTCGAGGGTCGCGCCCTGGTAGCCGATCCCGTTGTAGTTGATCGAGCCGATACTACGGGTGCCCGTCATCTGGGCATAGTCCACCAGGCCGCCGAGCGTTTGGTCAGCGGCCGGGCCGTTCATGCTGTCCTTGATCCGGCTGGACATCCCGCCCGAGGACAGCAGCTTTCTGACCAGCCGTTGGCCACTGGATGAGTCAGCCTCGCTGACCAGCAGGTAGGCCAGGAAGACAGCTTGGTCAGCGCCGCGTCCCATGCTCAGGTCATAGGTCAGGTCATCCAGCTCGATGACCAGAGCCGGAATGTTGACCGTGCCCATCGCCGAACCGTCCGCCGTGATCGTCCAGGCCTCGGCGTTGTAGGTGTCCGTGGGGATGCCCTGGAAGCGGGCGGCCAGCGCCTCGGCGATGGCGTCCAGGTCGTAGTCCATCAGGCCACCATCAGGCGCTTGCGCGGGTGCACGTACGGGTCCAGCTTCTCGGCCACCCGGGGGTTAGCCCGCACGCGCGAGACGTAGTCACCGAAGCTGGCCACGCCGAACGGCGCGTCCTGGGACTTCATGTCATCGGCGCCCAGCAGGTAGTTGGACTCGATGACGCCGGCCGGGGTCTGGGCCCAGCCCCACTTGGCCGTCACGATCACCGTGCCGGTCGTGTTGCCGAACACACCCCAGGTGGACAGGACATTGGTCAGTGTCCCGGTGGCCAGCCGGTAGAACGGCCAGCCCGGGACACCGTCCACAACCCCGTCCACAGGCTGTGGAGAGTAGCTGGACGTGGACAGGTCATACGCTGTCCCGCCGATGGACAGGTCATCGAGTGTCCAGAAATCGTCCACGTCCACGCCGGACGGGCCAGCCGCGAATGACCTCGCGCTGGCCACCGTGACCTGGCCGAACTGCCGGCCGCACCAGCGATTGATCGTGTCCGCGCCCGTGATCATCGCCGCCTGCAACTCGTCGTCCCGGGACGTGTTGCTGTCCGGGATTTTCATCCGGGCCTTGAGGACGCGCCAGTCCCCGTACGGGCCGCCGAGCTGGCCACCGGCCAGGACCGTGACGATCTCGGCCGCGCCCACCGTCTCGGAGTCCACGTCGGTGCCGGACCACTCGACCAGGTACGAGCCGACCGGCAGGTCCGCCGCCGGCGTCCAGACGTAGACGTTGATCCCCGTGCTCGGATTGGTCACGCCGGCTGACGTCGGACCGAGCACGGCAGCGCCGCCGGTCAAGGGGGTGGCCGTGATGGACACGCCGGTGACGGCCGAGAAGGGGCCGCCGGCGTAGAGCCGCCATTCGACCGTGAGCGTGTTCGGGGCCCCGCGATTCACATCGGTCACTGGTGATCATTCCTCACTCGCCAGCGCAGCGGGTAGTTCGTACTGGCGAAGACCTTGCCCGAGCCGGAGCCCTTGAAGGCCAGACCGAAGGTGACATTGCCGCCGGACAGGTCTCCGGACACAACGGCGAGCGAGTAACTGGACGCCGTCCGGATGATCGCGGCGCCGTTGACCGGATACATCGAGGGATCGCCCTCACCGGCTGCGGTGGGCGAACTCGTCCCGGTCGATCCGTACCGGACGATCGCACCAGAGACCAGCACCACGAGATCGAAGAAATCGGAGCCCGTCTGATTCAGTAGACAGTTCAGCGCCACCTCGACGTTGTCACCGGCGACGGCCGCGAGCGCGATGGTCAAGCCGGTGATCGGCGTCCACGATGCTTGCGCGCCTGGGGTGATGTCGCCGGAGGTGATGTAGGCCCGGGCGAACGTCGGTGCCGTCCCGCCGCCACCGCCGGACGCCGCCGCCCACTTCACGCCCGCGGTCTGCGTGCTGTCCGCGGTCAGGACGTTGGTGTTCGCACCGACCGGGAGCCGCGTCACCGTACCGG